CCCGGCCCGAGTTCGCCTTCGGGTTCATCGATGATATGAGCGACGGCTCCGAGGAGTACCGCTTCTATCCCCGCTGCGTGCTGAACATCCCGGAGGAGGATCACGAGACCAGCGAGGACGAAGATCCCGATCCCGAGGACAGCTACACCATCAGCAGCATGCCCACCGAGGAGAACGTGACCCGCGTGTACTATGCCACGGGCGACGCGGCCACGGGCAAAACGCCGCTGACGCCGGAGGCCTTCTTCGGCGCGCTGCCTTACACCGTGGCCCAGATCGAGGCGCTGGGCGCCACCGAGGCCCCGGGCACCTGACCCGGCCCCGCGGGGCTTCCCCCCAGGGGAGGCCCCGCGTTTTTTGTATCAATGAAAAGAAAAGGGGGAAGCGCCGCGCTGACTGAAAACTGAAGAATGAATGATTTCAGAATGCCGGCGCGATGGGCGCGCGGCGCATAAATTCTTCATTCTTCAGTTTTCAGTTTTCAATATTCATTTAGCAACGCGCAGAGGGAGGATACCATGGCGGGCAAAATGGAAACGGCGGGCATCTCTTTAACGCTGGCCAACGCGGCGGGCTTTAAGGGAGACCTGAAGGAGATCGGCAAGCGCCTGAAGGAGAACGGGGCGGAGCTGACCGACCTGGGCAAAAAATACAAGGGGCACAACACCACCCTGGGCAGCGCCAAAAAGAAATATGAGCTGCTGAGCGACCAGGTGAAGATACAGCAGGATCTGGTGAAGCGCCTGGAGGAAAGCTATGCCCAGGCCCAGCGGACGCAGAGCCTTTCCGGCGAGGAAATGGACAAATACAAGCGGCAGATCGAGGCGGCCAACGACAAGCTGGAGGGCTTTCAGAGGCGGCAGGCCGCGGCGGCGGAGGGGATAAAAAAGCAGTTCTCCGCCAGCCTGACCAGCGCCGGGCAGAAGCTGCAAAAGTTTGGCACAGCGGCCAGCAAGTATCTGACGGTGCCCATCGTGGGGGCCGCCGTGGCGGCGGGCAAGGGCTTTATCGACCTGGAGGATGAAATCTACGGGGTGTACACCATCGCCGACGCCGCCCAGGCCAGCATCGAGGATCTGATGCAGGACGCCCTTGCGGCGAGCAACGCCAGCGGCGAGGCGGCCACGGAGATCGCCCAGGGCATGTATCAGGCCATCAGCAGCGGCGCGGATACCAGCCTGGCGGGCTGGTTTACCCAGTGGGCCGCCATGGCGGCCAAGGCGGGAAAAACCGACGTGACCACCGCCGTGGACGGCGCCACCAGCGCCATCAACGCCTGGGCCCTGGGGTATGAAAACGCGGAGGCGGTGTTTGACCGTTTCATCGTGGCCCAGAACCGGGGCAAAACCACCTTCGGCGAGCTGGCCGCCAACATCGGCAAGGTGACGGGCATCGCGCCCCAGGCGGGCATGAGCCTGGATGAAGTGCTGGCCGCCACCGCGGCCCTGACCAAAAACGGCGTGGCCACCGAGGCGGCCATCACGGGCCTGCGGGCGGTGATGAGCAGCGTGATCAAGCCCACCGCCGAGGCGGCGAAGATGGCCAAGCAGCTGGGCATCGACTTCAGCGTATCGGCCATGCAGAGCAAGGGCTTTACCGCGTTTTTGGCGGATATCGAGGCAAAGACCGGCGGCGACGCCGAAAAGCTGGGCGCGCTCTTTGGCAGCGTGCAGGGGCTGAGCCAGATCATGCTGCTGGGGAGCGGCGCGGCGGAGGACTACGCCGAAACCCTGCGGGAGATGGGGGCCAGCGCGGGCACGCTGCAAAAGGCCTTTGACGTGGCCACCGGCAGCAAGGCCGGCAGGATGAAAAAGAGCCTGAACCAGCTGAAAAACACCGGCACTGAGCTGATGGAAAGCCTGATGCCCCTGGTGGACAAGGGCATCAACACCGTTTCCGGCTGGGTGCAGCAGTTTGCCGCCCTGGACGAAGCGGGCAAAAAGAACGTGCTGACCTACGCGGGCATCGCAGCGGCCATCGGCCCGGTGACGAAGGGCATGGGCAGCTTGATGACCGGCGTGGGCAAGCTGGCCAAGGGCTTCAGCGGACTGGGCGCGCTGATGGGCCCCGGGGGCCTGTGGGCGGTGGGCGCCGCCGGGGCGGTGGCGCTGGCAGCCCATATCTATGACGTGGCCAGCGGGGCCGCTGCGGCCCGCAAGGCCATGCAGGGCATGAAGGACACCGCCGAGGGCTGGATGAACACCAGCGCCGAAACCATCTACCGGAACGGGGCCAACGCCCTGCAGCGCTTTGGCCTGGCCGCGGCGGATTTTGGGCCGAAGATGGCCCAGGCCGGGGACTGGTACGAGCGGGCCATGGCGAAATTCGCCAGCACCAAGGTGAGCAATGCCAGCCGGGAGAGCCTGGCCGGGGAGTTCGCGGCGGAAACGGACAAGCTGCGGGAGGCCATCCGGGCCCGGCAGCAGGCCTTGGGCGGCAGCGCCCTGGGGGCGGAGATGGAAAACGATCTCAGGCTGCTGGATCAGTACGACGCGGAGATCGACAGCATCCTGCGCAAGAGCCAGCGGGGCGGCATCAGCCGGGGCAACGCGGCGCGGGTGCAGGAGCTGTATACCCTGCGGGCGGAGGTGCAGCTGCGCTACGCCGGGCAGAGCTATGACAGCTACGGGCAGATTTTGGAGGGCATCCGCCGGGAAGAGGCCCGGGCCGGCGCGGCGGGAGAAAAGGCGGACGCCACCCTGTACGGCGACGCCCTGAGCGCCGCGGCCCAGGGGCAGGCGGAGATCCTGCGGGGGCTGAACGCGGAATACGACGAGCGGTGGAACACCATCCAGCTGATGCAGGATGAGCAGCAAAAAACGCAGGCGCTTGCGGATTTGGACGCGGACTACGCCGCCCGCCGGGCGGAGGCGGCAGAGGCCTACCGGCAGGCGGTGGCGCAGATCGCCCCCCAGGCCTGGGCGGGCGCGGGGCTGGACAAAACCCGGGATCAGCTGGTGCAGCTGTACGGCCTGCTGCAGAACTATGACGCCGGGGATAACGGCGCGGTGCAGCAGGTGAACGACCTGGTGAGCACGCTGGACGAGGGCGAGCTGACCAGCCTGCTGACGGTGCTGACCCAGCTGGCGGACGCCAAAGTGGGGGCGGACGCCCTGGGCTTTGACCCGGCGGCGCTGCTGGGGGTCTACCAGCAGATCAGCGACATCGCGGCCAGCTATCCCGAGCAGCTGGCGGGGCTGAACACCATCCTGAACGGGGCCCTGCCCCAGGAGGTGCGGCAGGTGCTGGTGCAGCTGGAGCTGGGGGACGCGGAAAAGGCTTGGAAGGCTTTTGAGGAAAAGACCGCGTCGCTGGAAAGCGTGTATACGGTTACGGTAAACGGCAATGTGACCGTGGGCGTGGGCCTGGGCGAAAACTGGCAGCAGCAGCTGGAGGCCGCCTGGAAGGCGGGAAAACTGCGGGTGTACGGCAAAGACGGCCTGCCGATGGAGGTGACGCCGGAGGTGGTAAGCCAGCTGACGGCGGAGGACTTTGTGACCGGCCAGAAAGAGGACGGCACCCTGAGCGTGCAGCTGCGCGGCGAGGTAGAGCTGAGCCCTTTGGACGCCAAGCGGGTGGCCCTGTGGCAGTCCATGCACCCCATCAAGGTGGACGGCAGCGTATCCATCGCCAGCTTCGCCCTGGGGCCGGAGTGGCAGAAAACCGTGGAGGATGCCTGGGCGGCGGGCAAGCTGCAGGCCTGGGGCGCGGACGGCCTGCCCCTGGACGTGACCCCCGAGCAGATCAGCGCCCAGGACATCGTGCTGGGGCTGGATGATAACGGGGTGCTGCACGTGATGGTGGCCGCGCACTACGCGGGCACCCAGGAGGCGGCGGAGGGCGCGGTATATGAGGCGCAGCATCAGAACTTTTTGGGGATCCGCACGCCGGATACCAGGCTGCCGGAGCTGGTGCAAAACCTGGAGCAGCTGCGGAAATATCAAAACGGCGAATACGGGTTCTGGAATTTTCTGTTTAACAATAAAAGGGCCGTACAGTACGACGCCAACGACCTGGACGTGGAAGAGATCACCACCGCGCTGGGCGAGGTATACGCGGCCATGCAGCAGGGCTACCAGCCGGATGAAAAGACGGCGGAGTGGCTGGGCAGCGTGGCGGAGGCGCTGCGGCTGATGCAGGAAACGGGCATCGACAGCAACCTGGCCTCGGCGGTGACGCAGCTGCTGCAGGGGCTGGGCGTCACGGCGCAGGGATCCCTGGCGGATACCGTGGAGGCGATGTACGGCCTGGGCGAAACGGGCGGCGCGCAGTACGGCCAGGGTGTGGAGGCCGGCGCGGCGGCGGAGCTGGACGCGGCCTACCAGGCGGGATACGCCTTGGGCCAGGCGATGGATCAGGGCTACCGGGACGCCACCGACACCCACAGCCCCAGCCGCGTGGGCATGGAGGGCGGCGAAATGTACGGCGAGGGCGTGCGCCTGGGCGTGATCCGGCGGCTGGGCGCGCTGCAGGGCGACATCGCCGACGCCCTGGACTTTGATATGGACTACAGCCAGCTGGGCGGGCGCGCCGCCGGGGGCGGCAGCTACGAGACCCACAACACCTACGACAACCGCAGCTACGACGACCGGGTGCAGGTGCAGGTGGCCCAGGTACAGGTGCGGGACGACAGCGACGTGGAAAAGATCGCCGAGCGGCTGAACGCCCTGGCAAGGAGCAGAAGGAAGGCGCTGGGGAGCGCATGAGATATTTGCCTTCGGCAAATGTGAAATGTGCGCCTGCGGCATACGTGAAATGCCGCGGCGAGCCGCAGCGTGAAATATGCCGCTTTGCGGCATGTGAAATATTTGCCTGCGGCAAATACGGAAAGAAGGAGCAAAGGGGGAGCCAAGGTGACGGAAAAGGATTTGAGCTTTCGGGGCGTGCTGCTTTCCAGCCTGGGGGCGGCGGTGCTGACCCAGCCCAGGCGGAAGCGGGGTGCGGAGCGGCTGACGGCCCAGAAGATACCCGGGCGCAGCGGCACGCTGCACGTATCGGAGGGCAGCGGCATCATGGACAGCATACTGCTGACGGCGGAGATCCTGCTGCCGGAGGGCATGAGCGAGGCGAACCGCCAGGCGGTGGCCGCCCTGCTGCGGGGCAGCGGAGAGGTGATATTCGGCAGCGACCCCGGCTGGGCCTACCGGGCCACGGTGACGGGGGCGCTGGAGCTGGAGGCCATACTGGAGGGCCGGGACTGGGACAGCTTTACGGTGCAGTTTGAGTGCGATCCCTGGCGCTATCCCGTGCCGGCGGCGGCGGACATCACGCTGACGGCGGCGGGCACGGTGGCCAACCCGGGCACGGCGGACGCGGCCCCGGTGTACGCCGTGACGGGCACGGGGGACGCCTACCTGGCGGTGGGCAGCCGCCTGGTGGGGCTCAGCTTTGGCGGCAGCCAGAGCGTGATCGTGCTGGACGCGGACACCCAGATGGCCTTTAACGCCGACCGCACGGCCCGCCGGGACGCGGACGTTGACGGGGAGATCCCCCTGCTGGCGGCCCAGGCCGACACCGCCATCGGGTGGACCGGGAGCATCGCCGAGGTGGTGATCACGCCGAGATGGAGATACTTGTAAAAATGAAAACCGAAGACTGAAGAATGAATAATGAATAATTTCTGAATGTCGGCGCGCTGATGCACAGCGCAGGGACTGTCTATAATTCTTCATTCTTAAATTTTCAGTTTTCAGTATTCACTTAGCGCAGCGCATAAGGGGGATTGAACATGATTTGCATATATGCTGAGACGGCGCGCAGCTATACCGGCAACGGGCTGGGGGCGCTGACGCCGAAGGCGGCCCAGGTGAAGGAGGCCGTGAACGGCAGCTATGAGCTGACGCTGACCCACCCGCTGGACGGGGCGGGGCGCTGGCGGGCCCTGGAGGAAGGCCGGGTGGTGCGAGCGCCCGCGCCCAGCCGGGAGTGCCCGGCCATTGAGATCAGCGGCGGGGACGCGCGCACGGTGTGGCGGGTGAAGCCCACCCTGCCCCAGAACTGGAAGCGGGCCAACGTGTACAGCCGGAAGAACGCCAGCAACAGCTTCATCATCAGCCAGTGGCGGTGCGGGGCGGAGTTTGCTCTGCTGGAGCAGAGCGGAAGCTGGCTGCGGGCCACCGGGCCCGACGGGGTGACGGGCTACGTGATCCGGGAATACTGCGAATACGTGCGCCAGGAGCCCGCGCAGGAGAGCACGGTGATCCCCGCCCGGCGGGCGCGGGATCAGCTTTTTCGCATATACGACACGGCGCTGGATACCAGGGCGGGGGAGATGGCCGTAAAGGCGCGGCACATCTTCTACGATCTGCTGGACTGCATCGCGGTATCCTGCGACTGCAAGGGCATGACCGTGCAGCAGGCGCTGGACGCTCTGAGCGCGGCCAGCACGGTGGAGCACAGCTTCCATTTCTACACCGACGACACCGAAACGGTGATCGACCGGGATTACAGCCTGAAGAGCATCGCCGCGGCCATATTGGATCCGGACGAGGGGCTGCTGCACGACGCGGGGCTGTATCTGGTGCGGGACAACTACGACGTGTACCTGCTGAAGGCCCCGGGCAAGCGCCGCCCCGGCATCCGCTACGGGCGGGAGCTGCAGGGCGTGCAGCTGAACGTGAACCGGGACAAGACCTGCAACCGCATCATCCCGGTGGGCAAAACCAAGGACGGCAAGCCCCTGCTGATCGACGGCGGCTGGGTGGACAGCCCCCGGCTGACGGAGAACGACCGGGTGGTGACCCGGGTGATCGAGTATGACGTGCAGGTGGGGGACAAGATGACGGCGGCCCAGGCCAAGGCAAAGCTTCGGGAGCTGGCGCTGGGCGAGTTTGACCGCGGCATTGACGGCGTGGACGTGACGCTGGACGTGCGCTTCCTGTTTTTGGGAGACACCGTTGAATATCAGCAGTACCGGGAGCTGGACAGGGTGTATCTGTACGACAGCGTGCCGGTGACCGACACCCTGCACGGGGTGGCCGCCGAGACCATGATGACGGAGTGCACCTACGACTGCCTGACGGGGCGGTACGTGGGGGCGCATTTTGGCATGACGGGGGAGCAGGCCACCATCGGCGCGGTGCAGGGCTACGAGCTGGCCGCCGGCAGCGTGACGGGCGTGAAGGTGCTGCGGGGCAGCCTGGGGGGCTACCAGCTGCAGGACGGGGCCATCAGTACGCCCAAGCTGCAGGCCGGGGCGGTGACGGCGGATATCATTGCGGCGGGGGCCGTGATTGCCGAGGCCATCGCCGCGGGGGCTATCACCGCGGCCAAGATCGACGCCGGGGCCGTGAACGCGGACAAGATCGCCGCGGACGCGGTGACCGCCGCCAAGATCGCGGCGGGGGCGGTGACCGCGGACAAGATCGACGCGGGGGCCGTGACAGCGGAAAAGATTGCCGCCCACGCCATCACAGCGGCGCAGATCGCGGCGGGGACGATCACGGCAAACGAGATCGCGGCGAATGCCGTGGACGCCTACGCCGTGGCCGCCGTGAAGGCGGAAATCCGCCGCCTGGTGGCGGGCAGCATCACCGCCGATCAGCTGTATACCGATCTGGCGGCCATCGCCTATGCCCAGATCACCACGGCCAACATCAACCGGGCCAACATCGACTGGGCCAGCATCGACACCCTGAAGGCGGGCTATGCCCATATCACAGACGGGGCCATCGACAACGCGGACATCGGCTTTGCCAGGATCAAAGACCTGGTGAGCGGCACGGCCATTATCACCGAGGGCGTGGGCGGCAAGCTGTATATCAGCCGCCTGGCGGTGGACGGGGCGCAGATCGTGGAGCTGCTGGTGAACCAGCTGTATATCAAGAACAGCGAAGGGCAGCTGCAGCAGCTGACCGTGGACGCCGCCACCGGCAAGGTGATGGGCGGGGCGCTGCTGGCCGACCGCAGCGTGGACGCGGGGGACATCCTGATCGAGCACAGCATCACGGCCAGCGAGCTGAACGTGAGCCAGATATTCGCCGATCAGGCGCTGGTGGGGGCCATCAAGGCCGCGAACATCGACGTGGCCAACCTGTTTGCCAGCACCGCCACCGTGAACCAGCTGACCACCTGGCTGACAAAGGCCCAGACCATCGAGGCCCTGGAGGGCAGCCTGCAGCTGTGGGCCAGCGACATGATCGATCTACGGGTATCCAAGGTTCGTGTTGGCGGGCGGAACCTGCTGCGCAAGAGCCAGAAGCTGACCACCGCCGCCGGGACGGGGGAAACCAGCGCGGATGTATGGCGGCTTGCGGGCAGCACGGCCTATGTGTATGACGGCGATCCGTTTAATCGGGCGCGGCTGGCGCTGACTGGCGGGACAGAAGAATGGGGAACGGTGATCGGCTCCCCGCTGGCGAAGCTGGGCGATAACTGGCGGGGGCGGCAGGTGACCTTTAGCTGCTGGGTATGGAGCAATAACTGGGCGGCGATTGATAAGGGCATCACCGTATCGCTGAACCTGTCCACCGGCGGCGTGGCCCGCCTGAACTACGGCAGCAAATACAATATCGTCGTGCCCGGCAGCGTGCAATGGGGCGCTGACGCGGGGTATGAGCAGACGCTTGCGAACCGGACATGGCGCAGGTTTTGGACAACCTTTACCCTGGACGAAACCACCCTCAACGGCGGCAGCGGCACCTTCGCGGACAATACCCATATGTTTGTGCAGCTGTGGCTGCGGCAGAACGGCGAGGTTCGCATGTACGGCCCGCAGCTGGAATGGGGGAATATCCCATCTGACTGGACGCCCGCCGAAGAAGACATCGACGACCGGGTGAGCAAGACCGAAACCAGCCTGAGCGTGCTGGACGGGGAGATCGCCGCGAAGGTAGACACCGAGACCTTTAACGGCCTGGAAAACCGCGTAGAAGCGGCGGAGCTGAAAATAACCGACAGCGCCATCGTGAGCACGGTGCGCAGCAGCACCGCTTATACAAACGACCTGGCCGCAAAGGCCGATCAAAGCGCCCTCACCAGCGGCCTTTCCGGGAAAAACAAGGTATTTACCGCCCAGCCGACGCCGCCGTACATCGTGGGCGATCTGTGGGTACAGGGCAGCGGCGGCGGCATCCTGCGCTGCAAAACAGCCCGCGCCAGCGGCAGCTATACGGCGGGCGACTGGGAAGCGGCCAGCAATTACACCGATCTGGGCACGGCGCAGAGCTGGGTGCAGAACAATTACAGCACCACCACCCAGACCAACGAGCGGATCAACAGCACCGTGACAACGGAGATCGGAAAGATCAGGGTGGGCGGGGCGAACCTGCTGCGCCACAGCAAAGAACTGACCACCGGCAGCGCGGCGGACACCTGGCGGCTGGGCAACAACGCCAGCACCTATTCCGGCAGCCCCTTCTGGCGCGGCATGGTGGCCGTGAGCGGTTCTTCCAGCGAATGGCAGGCCGTGATCAATTCGCCGCTGGTACGCCTCGGGGACGACTGGAAGACACGTCAGGTGACATTCAGCTGCTACGTCAGTTCTGCGAACTGGGCGGCGGTGGACAAGGGCATCGTGATTACCATGAACCTGAGCCAAGGCGGAACCACGCGGCTGAACTACGGCAGCAAATACAGCATTGTCGTCCCCGGCAGCGCAGCGTGGGGAACGGATGCGCATTATGATAAGCCGTTAACAAATAATGCGTGGCGGCGCTTTTGGGTGACCTTCTCCCTGGATGAAAACGATTTGCCCAACGGCGACGGCACCTTTAACAGCAATACCCATATGTGGATTGCCTTCTGGCTGCGCCAAAACGGCGATGTGCGCTTTTATGCGCCTCAGCTGGAATGGGGCAACACGCCCGGCGACTGGACGCCCGCCAAGGAAGACCTGGACGATGAATACTACACCGCCATGAGCGAGATCAACCAGAAGGCCGACAGCATACAGGCCAGCGTGAAGGAACTGTACGTAGGCGGAACCCAGCTATTGACGGGAACGGACGTGCTGGAGATCGGCTCGGCGGCAAGCGATTGGCGCAAGGTTACGGCCAGCAACGGGGATGTTGCATCGTATGGAGACGGGCGGGCGCTGTTTATCGCTTTGGGGCTGAGTGCGAATGCTCAAACGGGACTGCGTTCCCCGGTGGTGGACATGGGCAGTGGGTGGTATGGCAGGAAAGTTACTTTTTCCTGCCTGCTGCACACAACATCCAGCGGCATTCCCGATCAGGGTATCATCATTGGCCTGAACCTGAACGCCAACGGCGGCACAGCCGCGCCAAGATACCGGCATTATTACAATGTGCTCAAGCCAGGAGAAGCAGAATGGGGCGCAGATGGGCAGCATGAGGGCAACCCGAGCGACTATCAGTATCACCGGGTGAGCGTCACCTGGGAGCTGACGGACGCGGTGATCACCCAGGGCAGCGGCACGCTGACTGACATGACGCACATGTATGTGAACATCACCCTGCGCCGCAACGGCTGGCTGTATGTGAAGGATATGAAATTGGAATGGGGAGACCATGCCACCGACTGGTCGCCGCACCCGAAGGAGTTCCGCAACAGCGCCGTGACCATCGACCTGGACGGTATCAAGCTGGAAACCGCCGAGAACGGCAAGATCGTGGCCGTGGTGGGCGATGACGAGCAGATGGTGATCGACAAGGATGGCGTGCGCGCGCCAATCATCAAGGCCGAAGACCGGGTGGAAGCGCCCAATCTTGTGGAATGCAGCACCAGCGCCACGGCGAGCAGCCAGACCATCACCACCGGCATACAGACGGCCATCGATGCGCTTCCGAAGTATCTGACAAAGGACGTTACCCTGCTGATCCCCAACGGCACGTACACCGAGAACGTGGTGATCGCGGGCTTCCACGGCGGGGGCACCCTGACGCTGCGCCCCGCCAGCAGCTCTCCTGTGCTGCTGAAAGGCAATATCACCGTGCGCGACTGCTACCGTGTGGCGATCACGGGCTATAACAACACCCGGAACACCTTCGCCATCCAGCCCCAAACGGCGCGGGCCATCATCGACGCAATCGGCGTTGGCTTCCTCGATTTGCAATACCTTAACCTGCTTGGCTACGCGGGGCGCACAACAAGCAGCAACGGCAGCACCTACGGCCTGCAGACCGTTGCCTGTCATGCCCGTGTGGTTGGCTGCCTGGTGGAGCGCACAAGCGCGGGGCTTGCCTTCCGCCTTGCGTCTACCGCCTATATATCGGCCTGTCTGGGCGGGGCCAGCGGCAACGCCCCGGCCAGCGCGGCGAACCTGAGCCGTGGCGTAGCGGCCTATGAGGGCAGCCATATCGGCGTTACTGGCACCATCCCCATGGCATATACCAGCGGGGCGTATGCGGACGGTACAAGCACCTTAAAGGGCGGCAGCGGAGCGCAGACGGCCAGCGACGGCAGCACCCCGACGCCCACAACCAACGTGGCGAGCGTGGCGTGCAGCCAGCATAAGACCTTTATCTACGGCAGCAACCCGACCACCGGCACAAAGGTAAGCCAGGGCCGCTACGGCGCGTACAGCACCGGGCAAACCGGCTGGCGCGAGGGCGTGATGTGGTTCGGCGGCTTGACCGCCCTGGCGGGCAAGACCATCAGCAAGGCCGTGCTGCGCCTGCGCCGCGCGCAGGGCGGCAACGGCGGCTCGGCCACGGTGAACGTGTACGCCG